CAGGTGCTACCGGCGCTCAAGGTTCTACAGGTGCCACCGGCCCACAAGGTGCCACCGGCCCACAAGGTGGAACTGGCCCACAAGGTCCACAAGGTGGGACTGGTTCAAAAGGAACTACTGGTGCTACTGGTGGTCAAGGTGGTGAAGGTCCACAGGGTAATAAAGGAGCTACAGGTCCTCAAGGAGCTACTGGCCCTCAAGGTCCTCAAGGTGCTACCGGCCCTCAAGGTGCTACCGGCTCAACGGGCGCTCAAGGTGGTACGGGTGCAAAAGGAACTACAGGTGCTGTTGGTACTACTGGTGGAGAGGGAGATATTGGTGTTACTGGAGCTCAAGGGGCTACTGGCCCACAAGGGGCTACTGGCCCACAAGGAGCTACTGGCGCAACGGGTGCTCAAGGTGGTACTGGCCCACAAGGTCAAAAGGGTACTGCGTTTGGTTCTGCTACTTTAAACTATCAAGTATGGTCAACTCATGCCGGAAATGGTTCTACATCACAATATGGTGTTTATCCAACAAACTCAAATGACTTTGGTAAGTTCTTCGATGCTGCATATACAAATTCAACATTACACTCACAAGGTATTGTAAATGCCGCAACAATTCTTGATTGGACATCCTATACTACATTGACTGGTGCTGGGGTAAGTGTTCCAAATTCAGGTGAATTCTTTTCCGTTAGAGCTTGGGGGACGTTTATACCATCCGAAACCGGAACATATACTTTTACAGCGGAATCCGATGACTCAATTGATTTATTTATTAATGGAACTATTGTAGCATCATTTTATGGTGGTAGAGGTACTCCAGCATTGGGAACAACTACAGGTACAATTTCATTAACCGCTGGCACTGCTTATTCATTTTTGGTAAGAACTCAAGAATATGGTGGTGGTGAAGGTATGAGAGTCTTTTGGAAACGTCCATCTGAATCGGGTGGTGGTACTTGGTATCAATATACATCTGAACTTGGTAGGTCAGGTGCATTAGGTCCGATTGGTTCTCAAGGTAATACAGGCCCAACCGGCCCAACTGGCCCTCAAGGCCCAACCGGCCCTCAAGGTCCACAAGGCGCTACTGGTGATACTGGTTCAAAAGGAAGTACGGGAGCAACAGGTCCACAAGGTTCAAAAGGTATTTTAGGTGGAAGTGGTGATACGGGTGCTACTGGTGCTATAGGTGCTCAAGGTAACGCAGGTCCTCAAGGAGCGGCAGGTGCTACTGGCGCTCAAGGTCCGAAAGGTGCTACTGGCGTTCAAGGTTCTCAAGGAGCTGCTGGTGCTACAGGTCCTAAAGGAAACACGGGTTCTACCGGCCCACAAGGAGCTACCGGTTCACAAGGTTCTGCTGGTGCTACTGGTCCACAAGGAGCCACCGGCCCACAAGGTTCTCAAGGTGCTACCGGACTTATTGGTTCGGGTGGGGGAGTTGGTCCTACTGGAACCATTGGAGCACAAGGTAATCAGGGGTCTCAAGGAGCGGCAGGTGCTACGGGCCCTAAAGGAATTACCGGTGCTCAAGGTGCTCCGGGAACAACACCAACTACCTTATCAACTTATTGGCAAGCAACTTCCGGTGCGGTTGGTACTGGTCAAATATCATTTAATAACACAAATTCATGTTCACTAACTACTATAGTTGTTAGTAGATATTCTTGGTTTACCAGTACGGATAGATATTCATATTTAATCACGGTAAATAATGGATGTAGACTTGATATTGGTCAAGGATTTCCAGACCCAGCATTTGGTGAATTCCAAGTTGTATCCAATACATATGATTCAGGTAATCAGCGATTCACAATTGTTCTTACAAATTTAACGTGTGATAATGCTACATATGGTACATCAAATAATAACACCTATTTAGATTTCTATTGTGGTGGTGGTGGTGCTGCTGGTGCTAAAGGAAACAAGGGTGTTCAAGGTTCTCAAGGTGCTACTGGTTCTCAAGGAGCTGCTGGTGCTACGGGTGCTAAAGGAAATACAGGTGTAGGTGGGGGTCAGGGTGCTACTGGTTCTCAAGGGGCCGCAGGTGCTACTGGACCAAAAGGAAATACGGGTGCTACTGGAGTTACGGGTGCTCAAGGAGCCGCAGGTGCTACTGGGGCTCAAGGGGCTACCGGCTCACAAGGTGCTCAAGGGGCTACCGGACTTATTGGTTCAGGTGGTGGTATTGGTTCAACCGGAAATGTTGGAGCACAAGGTAATCAGGGGTCTCAAGGAGCCGCAGGTGCTACAGGTCCTAAAGGAAACACCGGTAACCAAGGTGCTCAAGGTGCTCAAGGTTATGCTGGTAATAAAGTGTTAGACCCTAACTTTGCTGCAATTGGTGCTGCTAACAATATAGACTTGTATTATACGGGTCATAATGCTACTACTCAAGCATTTGGATTATCTAATAATCCACAATCGGCTAATTCTGCTTATGTACTTCGACAAGATAGCTCTGGTGCTGCTGAATATCAAGTTACTGAATTTTTTGTAAAACCATCTACTGCATATACCCTTGAAATTTGGGTAGCTTACGATGTAAACTGGGCTGGTAGTGGTGCAAATTATGGTATGTTCCACATGAGGCAATTTGCTAGTGGTGGTGGTCACTTTTCTACTGGTGTAGAAGATGGAACAATTATAGACCAAAAAGATTTATATTCATCCGAACTTGGTACTACACTAACATGGTATAGAAAGAAATATTCATTTACGTCCACAGCAGACGCAACCGGAGAACATCATTGGTACGTTGGATATGCTCCATCAGGAACAACCGGCGCTTGGAGATATTTCACAGGCCTATCCATAACTGAAACTCCTAACGGTATCCATGGAACAAAAGGGGCTCAAGGTGCTACTGGTTCAAAGGGCGCTACCGGCGCTCAAGGTGCTGCGGGCGCTACCGGCGCTCAAGGTGCTCAAGGTGCTGTTGGTACAAAGGGTAACCAAGGCGCTCAGGGTGCTGTTGGTGCTACTGGCGCTCAAGGAGCTCAAGGAGCTACTGGTGCTCAAGGAGCTCAGGGTTCCGCAGGTGCTACCGGCGCTCAAGGTGCTCAAGGTGCTGTTGGTACAAAGGGTAACCAAGGCGCTCAAGGTGCTGCTGGTGCTACTGGTCCTCAAGGCGCTCAAGGTACAAAGGGAAATACAGGTCACCAAGGTGCTCAAGGTGCTGCTGGTGCTACTGGCGCTCAAGGAGCTCAAGGAGCTACTGGCGCTCAAGGAGCTCAGGGTTCCGCAGGTGCTACCGGCGCTCAAGGTGCTCAAGGTGCTGTTGGTACAAAGGGTAACCAAGGCGCTCAAGGTGCTGCTGGTGCTACTGGTCCTCAAGGCGCTCAAGGTACAAAGGGAAATACAGGTCACCAAGGTGCTCAAGGTGCTGCTGGTGCTACTGGCGCTCAAGGAGCTCAAGGTGTAAAGGGTATTACTGGAGCTCAAGGAAGTTCCGCTCCCGCTGCTCCTGAAGGAACGTATGATGGTGCTGTTGGGGGTCAAGGTAACCAAGGCGCTCAAGGTGGTACAAATGCAAAAGGCGATAAGGGTAATGAACTTGCTGGTGGTTATTTTGAGTGGGATAATTCTTTACAAAAATTAACATTCAAAAAACATGGTTGGGTAAATGGTGACCGTGTTTGGATTGTAGAAACTTACAAATATTTGTTCTAATAAGTTTAGATTCCATATTTATATTAAAAGAATATAAGTTATGGAAAATGGATTTAAATTTGACCGAGACCCACATCGTTTGGATGTGAATTACACAAATTATTATTGGTTTCACGAAGGGTTTACACCTGAAGAGTTGAAGACCATCGAAGAATTGACTTCAGATTTAAAGTTTGAAGAAGCTGCTATTGGTCAAGACAACGTTAGCCGAAAGAATGAGACTTATCGAAAATCATCAGTAAAATGGTGTCCACAAAATGAAAAGTGGGAATGGGTGTATTCTAAATTACATAATATGATTTCTGAAGCAAATCAATTTATGTGGAAACTTGATTTGACTCATATGCGAGAACGGATTCAATATACCGAATATTACGAAGGTGGTGGTCACTACGATTGGCACATGGATTGTGGTATTGGAATTCAGAATCAAAGAAAAGTATCAGTAACAGTTCAACTTTCAGGTCCAGATGAGTATGAGGGTGGTGATTTAGAATTTATGTTGGGAGCTGGAGCCACTCAAGCTCCAAGGGGTAAGGGTGTTGTTGTGATATTCCCATCTTTTTATTTACATAGAGTCAAACCCGTAACTAAAGGTACTCGTAAATCATTTGTACTTTGGGTTGGTGGAGAACCATATAGATAATATGAGAAAAACGAGTTTGCCAACTGCTTTGGTTTATGGTTGGAATAGATTTGGTGAGATAACACTAAAATCTGATGTATATCACGAAGAAAATTTATATGAATTTGTAAAAATATATTCATACGATTGTGCTTGTAATTTTAAATCAGATTTTGCTAAACATAAGCCGGACATCATTATATTAATTGGGCCGGGAAATGGACAAGTTTATCAATTCACCAGCCATACATTTGTGATGTCAAAAGTTTTTACATATACTGAAATTCCAGCTGACAATGTTCTTGCAAATGATATTGTATGTCAATCAACGTTTTGGGCTTGTAGGTCTCAAAAAGAAGTATTTGGAAATAGAGAAACGCCTATATTCTCAATCTTCACACCAACGTACAAAACCAACGAACGTATATTCAGAACATATGAATCTTTAAAAAACCAAACGTATCCAAATTGGGAATGGGTGGTCGTTGATGATTCACCTGAAGGTGATTATAAAACGTGGGAATATCTAAAAACTATAGCTGACGAAGATTATAGAGTAAAACCATATAGAATGTCACCAAATAGTGGTGGTAATGTTGGTGAGGTTAAACATAGAGCTGCCATGTTATGTAATGGTGAGTGGTTAGTAGAACTTGACCATGATGACACTTTGATAACAACTTGTTTACAAGAAGTATTACATGCCTCATGGCAACATGAAGATGCTGGATTTATATATACGGATGTAACCGAGGTTTATGAAAATGGAGCACCACGTCAATATGGTTATATAGGTGACGATTGGTATGGTCATCCGGAAAATAAATTTGATTGGGGTTATGCAGGACACACATGGCAAAATATTGATGGTCAAGATTGGTTGGTACACCATTATCCTGATATAAATCCGAAATCAATACGATTCAATATTGGTATGCCAAACCATTGCCGTATTTGGAGACGAGATACATATTCAGAAATCAGAGGACATAGTAGAGATATTTCGGTAGCTGATGATTTTGAATTAATTGTAAAGACATTTTTACATACAAGAATAATTCACCTTAAAAAAATGTTATATGTACAATATAATAATGGTGATTCGACAGTAGATAATAATTCAACCGATATTAATCGTAGGGCTAGATTAATAAAAGATTATTACGACCCATTTATTCATCAACGAATCCTTGAGCTTGGAAAAGATGATTGGTGTTGGAATGAGTCCGATGGCCATTCTTGGAAATTTCAAGATGATATGGATTATACAAAATTTGGTGAGAGTGAACAAGTTTTAAATTACATAGTGAAATAGCATGAAAATATTATTTGTAGTAGGATATCAAAAAGAAAAATGGAATTGGAACACTTGGTACGAAAATGGTATCGGTGGGTCGGAATATGCTGTAATGAAACTTGCAGAAATTATGGCACGTTCCCATGACGTTACCATATGTGGTGACCTTATAAGTTCTACAATAGATAATGTCAAATATTGTGAATACAGCGAATTGGAATCAAATTCACAATACGATGTTGTAATTGCCACAAATTATATACACTATTTAGTAGAATTGAAATCAAGAAATATAACCTTTGATAAATCATATTTTTGGTTACATAATCTTGACTTTTATCCATGGTGGAATGGTGTTACTTTAGAGAATGATGGGTTGGGCTACTTATCAAGTTTAGAAATAACTAACTTCATTTGTGTATCTGAATATCAGGCCGCCATTTTAGAAAAAAAATATCCACAAATGAGAGGTCGTATTCGTGTAATACCAAACGCAATATCAACGACTGATTTTTTAATGAATTCGGTTGATAAAGTCCCAAATAAGTTTGTGTATACATCATCAGCTGAACGTGGTTTGTCAAATCTATTAGAAATCTGGCCAAACATAAAGAATATGTTACCAGACGCTACCTTATGGGTAGCAACCCCACCATATGCATTGGATGTTTATGACTCTTATCAACAAGTTTTAGAAGGGGTTCATTTTATTGGCGCTTTGGGGAAAATGGAATTATACAATTTGATAAATTCGGCTGAATATTGGTTATATCCAAGTCAGTATGAAGAAACCTATTGTATAACTGCTCTTGAAATGATGTTTGGTGGTGTAAAAATAGTATCAACTGATTCCGGTAATCTTTTGAATCTATTAAATGGTAAAGCTAAACTTGTAAGTCATAATGCATCAAATAATGAGTTTTTTGAAGCATTTGTGGATTTACACAATAACAAATCACTACAACAAACCAATTTAAAAAACGCAAGAGAATATGCTTTAAAAAATACATGGGATGTTCGTGTTAATGAGTGGTATAGTGTGATAGATGAACCAAAGCGATACACCAAAATAGATTGTGTATATGTGATTGGGTTATCCGAGAATTTTAATAACTACGATAGGTGGGTTTCTGAAATTAATAAATTAGGATTAGACCCTCGAAGCGTTATTCATATTCATAGAGCAGTTGATGGTAGTAATTTAAATATTTACGATGGAGATTGGTCAGTATTTACCAATTGGAAAATAGAATCTACAAATAAATGGTATAATAGACCTATTCTGCCCGGAGAGATTGGTTGTGCTTTATCACATCTCCAAGTTTGGAATCTTGCAAAAGAAAGTGGTCATGAAAATATATTGGTTCTTGAAGAGGACTTCATGGTTCATGGTCAGTTATCCCCATATATCATAGATGACCTACCATCCGATTGGGACTTGATGTATCTTGGTAGAAATAAATTGTCACCGGGAGATGATGTTGAAATCGGTTTGGGTGAAATTGTAAAACCATATCCATCTTACAACACCCATGCTTATATGTTGAGTAAAAATGGTATAGAAAAAATGTTGAGTAAAAACTTACAAAACAATATTATACCATTAGATGAATTTTTCATATGTACATATTCAATACATCCAAATCGAAATGATTTAAACTCTATTGAGTCAGATGTAAATGCTTACTCATTAAGAACACAATTAATAAGTCAAGGTCATAGTCAAATAAAATCTACAACCGAAACTATTCATTTAAACATGAAATTACATCCCGAACTTTACACTTATTATGAAAACCCAATTGAATGGAAAAATAGATTTATATCATATTCCGCTAGAACACAAGAATGGGATTTGATAACCGATGAACCATTTGATAATTGTTTTACATTTCCATTGTTTACTGAAGAGTTTTGTAGAATGATTCGTGAAGAGGCCGAATACGCTAATTCTTGGACTGTTGATAGGCATGAAAATTACCCAACAACCGATATGTTATTAAATGTGATTGACATGAATGACATTTATATGGATGTTCTCCGTGAATATGTTATGAAGTTTTCGACTTACATTTGGGCCCTTGAGGGTCGGGGTTGGACTTCTATGCAATCTGAAAACTTTTTGGCTAAATATACCCCAAATGCACAAGGACACTTGTCTATACACCACGACTCATCCGACATAACTTGTCTTGTACAACTTTCAGATTTAGACGAATATGATGGTGGTGGTACTTGGTTTAGAAGACAAAAACAATTAGTAAAATCACCAATTGGATATTGTACTATACACCCTGGAAACATAACTCACAAACATGGTGCTAGAGCCGTAACAAACGGAACTCGTTATATTATCGTATCTTTTATGAAAAATAGTGAAAGATAGAGTGTGTTACTATTTATATAGAGATAACACCCTTATGGAGTTTTTAAATGGCAGTTAACATACCAATTTGGACAGGCGCAGCGACATTCACAAGTGGAAGTTCCACTCCTTTCGGATTTTTTGATTCTGATTCACAATTCAGGTCAGATGCTCCAAAGGTGGCTGGGTGGTGCGCAAAACGACTGGGATATCCCATCGTTGATATTGAATTACAAGATATAAACTTTTTTGCTTGTTTTGAAGAAGCTACCAATGAATACTCATCACAAGTTAACCTATATAGAACGAGAGAAAGTATGCTCTCACTACAAGGGTCAAACATTTCAGCTGACTTACGAAATACACAACTTAATTCTAATTTGAGTTCTGTTGTGAATATCGCAAAAGATTATGGTACTGAAGCAAAGAGTGGTGGTAGATTAACATACTATACAGGTTCATTTACGTTAGTTGGTGGTGAACAAATTTATGATTTAAAGAATGCAAGTGTAGTATCACTTGAATCTGGTTCAGTTTCCGATGGTCTTACAATCCGTAAGGTGTTTCATGAGGCGCCTCCTGCAATTACTCGTTATTTTGACCCATTTGTCGGAACTGGTCTTGGTTCACAACAAATGATGGAGACTTTTGGATGGGGTAATTACTCACCAGGCGTATCGTTTATGATGCAACCGATGTATGATGATTTACTTCGTTTACAAGCAATTGAATTTAATGACCAAATTCGTAAATCACAATACTCATTCCAATTAGTTAATAATCGTATTAAGATTTTCCCATTACCAACATCAACTGATACTGGAACAAAAGTGTACTTTGAATATACACGAAATAGTGAAGGTAATAATCCTGCAATGGCATCAAATGTTGTTAGTGATTTATCAAACGCTCCGTTCTTGAGATTGTTATATTCAGATATTAACGCTGCTGGTAGACAATGGATTACTAAATACACATTAGCATTGGCTAAAGAAATGTTGGGTGCTGTTAGAGCTAAATTCTCCGCTATTCCAATTCCTGGGGCTGATGTTACTTTAGATGGTGCTGATTTAAGAGGTGAGGCTTCTACTGAAAAAGAAAATCTATTAACCGAGTTAAAAGAAACTTTGGAAGCCGTTTCAAAAAGAGCATTAATGGAAGCAAAACGTGATGAGGCTGAATTTTTAGAATCAACACTTGCTAGAGTTCCAAGAGCAATTTATATAGGATAACCAATGGCATTATTCAGCGGTCAAAGAGACATGAGTTTGTTTAGAACGCTAAACAAAGAACTTATCAATGATATTATTGATACGGAAGTGTATTACTATAAACTTGTGATATCTGACACCAATGTAAATGTATATGGTGAGGGTAAAGATAAAGTTTATTACAATCCTGTAAAAGTTCCATGTTTGATTGAGTATAATACCATCGACCAAGTTTCGGATGATTTTGGTCAGTCATATACAAGAACAGCAATATTTAAGTTCTTGAAAGACACATTAAAGGATGATAAAGACATTTATCCTGAAGTTGGTGATATTGTAGATTGGATGGGTGAGTATTTTCAAATCGATTCAATCAATGAAGCTCAATTCTTTGCTGGTAAAAATCCAGACCATTGGGATGGTGGTGAAATTCAAGGTTATTCAGTATCACTTATATGTGATGCTCACGTTACACGACACACTACACTAAATTTGGTAGAAACTCGATTTGGTAATTCAAATTCAAATTCTAACACTATACCGATGGGATTATAATGGCTACAAAATTTAGAACATCAGACCCAAACAAACCGAATCTGAATCAGACTCAATCTTCTACAAGTTTAGACCCTAAATTAAATAAGGCAAATCAAACTCGTAGAGATAATGATGATTTAAAAAACGTATCGGTTGGTATTTACGATATTGACCTTGCGTTCAAGTCTTTTTTAGAATTAGATGTTAAACCTTTGGTAGAAGATGGTGGTAGATTTATACCAGTACCTGTTATGTATGCTTCTCCTGAAAAATGGGCAAGTGCTCAACGTGATGGTTTCATGAGAGATGATAATGGGATGATTTTAACACCCGTGATTTCATTCAAACGAAATAACTTATCAATAAACACGGAATTGTCAAAATTAAAAGTTGCTAATTCTGAAGATGCTGAACAAATGTTCGAACGTAAATATACACGAGCCAATAGATATGACCAATTCTCAATCTTGACAGGACAACAACCTGTAAAAGAATATGTGGCTGTTGCTAGACCTGATTATGTCAATTTAGAGTATGAGGTTGTGGTTTGGTGTGATTACATGGAACAAGTAAATAAAATAGTAGAACAAATAATCTATTTCCAAGGACAATCTTTTGGTGAGAGATATAAATTTGTAATCAAAGGTGATTCGTATTCATTTGAGACTATGGCCGAGATGAGTCAAGATAGAATTTCAAAGGCAACTATAGGATTGACCGCAAAAGCGTATATTGTGCCAGAATATAAGGGTACAACGCCAAATACAAAAAGAAGATTTTCAGTTGGAAAGATTTCTTGGGGTGAAAACCCAAAATTAGGTGGTGATGTCTAAAAATTAGATATTTATATAGTAAACTAACAATATTATGGAAGAAAAAACAGTTATTCAATTTACACAAGAAGAGTCTGACAAGGTTCAAGCTCTTCAAGAACAAGTTTTGTTTACTACAACAAAAATGGGTGAGATAGAACTCGAAATTTATCAGTTAGAACAAATCTTTGAAACTTTAAAATCACAAAAGTCTACATTGTATGGTGAATACTTACAATTAATGAAGACACAAGATGAAATTTCTAAAGCATTAAAAGAAAAATATGGAGAGGGTGAGTACGATATAAGTACAAATACCTTTGTTCCTAAAAAATAACTATCTCGTTTCCCTAATTTTTTGTGTATTTATTATTAAGGAAAACCAAAATTAGAATATTAGGAGAAAAATAATGGCTGAAAGAATTGTAAGTCCTGGTGTATTCACAAGAGAAAAAGACCTTTCGTTCTTACCTGCGGGTATTGCTGAGATAGGTGGAGCTCTTATAGGACAAACTATAAAGGGACCTGCTTTCGTACCAACGAAGGTTGAGTCTTTCAATGAATTCCAACAAAAGTTTGGAGGATTGACTGAAGATTCATACCTCCCGTATACCGCACAATCATATTTAGAAGACGCTTCTAATGCTACTATCGTTAGAGTATTAGGTGCTGATGGATACACTGCTAAACCAATTGCTTTAGTAGTTTCATCTTCAGCTGGTGTAAAGGTTGCTGCTGTACTTCACCCAACTACAACCACAAATGGTGGTGACTTTGATTTATCAAGTGTTGATGCTGCTGCAAGTGCATCTGCTTTTGTTTTGACATTGACTGGTAGTTTGGTTAGTTCAACTGCTACTTCAGCTTCTATGAATCCGACCTCGGATAACTACTTTACAAAACTTTATGGATTCGCTCCAAAGTCATCTAAAGTTGCTTACACTTACTTAAACTTCTCAACATTCCAGTCACAATCATTTGCTACTGGTGAGAACGCAAAAGTATCAGTTGTACAATTCGACACCGATTACACTAAAGCTTACTCCGAAGCATCTACTCCTTATATCGTTTCTCAAAAAGTTGGTGGTGTCGCTACTAACTTGTTTAAGTTCCATACATTATCACATGGTAATGCTACAAACTACGAATTCAAAATTGGTATCCGTGACATCAAACCTGCTTCTGAAGTTCCAGGTTCTGAATTTGGTACATTCACTGTACAAGTTCGTAGAGTCGATACTTCTAAAGTTCCTTATTCTATCTTTGGTCAAAACGTACAAGATACCGATGCTAGACCTAATATTGTAGAAGAATTTACAAATGTTAACCTTGACCCGAACTCTCCAAATTTCATCGCAAGAGTTATTGGTGATAGATACGTTACTGTAGAATCTACAGGTAAATTAGTATTCAATGGTGATTATCCTAACACATCAGCTCACATTCGTGTTGAAGTTGCTGATGATGTTAAAAATGGTGCTGTTGATTCAACTTTAGTTCCATTTGGATTTGCTGCTGTAACATCACCACTTCATAGTGGTTATACTTTACCAGAACCAACTTATGTAACTACACAATCTTTGGATAGTGTTTACAACTCTAAAGTGTTCTTTGGTTACTCATTTGATTTCGCTACAACTGATAACTTAAACTTCTTGAATCCAACTCCGGATGCTAATACCGAGGTGGTTGGTAATGCATTTGATTTGGCAACTTGTCAATCAGGTTCAGGTACTGTATCGTTAACAAGTAATATTGATTACAAAAAATTCATCGTACCTTTCCAAGGTGGTTTTGATGGATGGGAGCCAAACCGAGTAGTTTACACCGGAACTAATATTGTTGCTGGAAACACTCAAGGTTTGGATTGTTCATCTGCTACTGCTAGTGGTACTGTTGCTTTGAGAAAAGCTATCAACGCAATTTCAAACCCTGATGAATTTGATATTAACATGGTTGTTATTCCAGGTTTGTTACATAGATTACACTCTTCAGTTACTACATACGCTAAGGATATGTGTGAAGATAGACAAGATTGTTTCTTTGTGATGGATACGGCTGCTTATGGTGATACAATCGCTACTGCTGTAAACACGTTGACTTCATTTGACTCGAATTATGTTGCTACTTACCACCCTTGGGTTAAAATCCTTGATACTGACAAGAATAAGCCAGTCTGGGTTCCACCAAGTGTTGTTCTTCCTGGTGTTATTGCTTTCAACGATTCAGTTGGTGCTGAGTGGTACGCTCCCGCAGGTTTGAATCGTGGTGGTTTGACAAACGTTATTGAAGTTAAGACTCGTTTAACTCACGATGAAAGAGATTCACTATACGAAGGTCGTATCAACCCAATCGCTACATTCCCTGGACAAGGTGCTACTGTATTTGGTCAAAAGACCTTACAAGCTAAACCATCTGCTCTTGATAGAATTAACGTTCGTAGATTGTTAATTGCTGTTAAGAAATACATCGCATCCTCTACAAGATACTTGGTATTCGAACAAAATACCGCTGCTACAAGAAATCGCTTCTTATCAATCGTAAATCCATACTTGGAATCAATCCAACAAAGAAATGGTCTTTACGCTTTCAAAGTGGTGATGGATGACACAAACAACACACCAGATGTTATCGATAGAAACATTATGGTAGGTGAAATTTACTTACAACCTACGAAGACTGCTGAATTTATCGTACTCGATTTCAACATTCTTCCAACTGGCGCTACGTTCCCAGGGGCATAATTTTAAGATAACACTATTTATTAGAAAGAATTAGGAGAAATATAAATGGCAAATTTGTTAGACCCAAATGAAATAATGTTCACCAACTTTGAACCTAAAATGTCAAATAGGTTCATTATGTACATCGAGGGTATCCCTGCGTACTTGGTGAAGACCGCTGCTAGACCTGAAATTCAGAATGGTAAAATTACAATTGACCATATCAACACTCGTAGATATATCAAAGGTCGTTCAGAATGGCAAGATTTGTCAGTTACTCTTTATGACCCCGTAGTCCCATCTGCTGCTCAAGCTGTAATGGAGTGGGTTCGTTTACACCACGAGTCAGTAACCGGCCGTGATGGTTATGCTGACTTCTACAAAAAAGATATTACATTTAACTCATTAGGACCTGTTGGTGATAAAGTTGAAGAATGGACATTGAAAGGTGCTTTTATTCAGAGTGCAAAATTCTCTGATATGGATTACGCTGGTGAAGATTTAGCAACTGTTGAATTAACATTGACTTACGATTACGCTATCTTACAATACTAATTTACGACTGCAAAATGAGAAAACCCCTCTAATTCGAGGGGTTTTTTGTTTTAAAAAGTTTTGAGTTACATATTTATATAGGAATAAAAGGAGAACATATGAATATAGTTAGACGAAAAACAGACAATGGTGTAGTTTATGCTAATGGTATCGGACAGTTTGTATCTGTAGGTGATACCGCATTTACAATTGATGAAGCTACAACCGAATGGAATTTACCCACAGGTGGATGGGATACTAATGATTACGATTATGTTTCGGTTGAATTAGAACTTCCATTAGACTACCCGCAAGTTGAATATAAGTTAGTTTATGTGGATGGTGTTTATTCATTCGAACAAATTTAAAAAATAAAAGAAATAGGTTATGGTAGATTTACAAGACGACTACAAAATGTCCAATGAGGACATGGTTAATCAGGCGAAACAGCAATACGAAACTAATCAAGTTCGTGATTACAAATTCCCAACCGAAATTATTGAGCTCCCATCAAAGGGGCTTTTATATCCTAAAGAAAACCCATTATCAAGTGGTAAAGTGGAAATGAAATACATGACCGCTAAAGAAGAGGATATTCTTACTACACAATCATACATTAAAGATGGTTCAGTTTTGGACCGATTGTTTCAATCATTGATTATCTCAAATGGTGAAGGACATCCAATCAAGTATGTAGATTTGGTGACTGGTGACAAAAACGCAATCATGATTGCTGCTCGAGTTTTGGGATATGGTAAAGATTACGAAGTTGAAATCGAAGACCCCTTTAGTGGTAAGAAACAAAAAGACGTAATCGATTTAACACAATTCGAAAACAAAGAATATGATGGTTCATCTCAAGTGGAACTTCATAAGAATGAATTCGAATTCACATTACCACGTTCAGGTCGTAAAATTACATTTATGGCTATGACCGAATCAAAAGAACGTAAAGTTAAACACCAAATTGAAGAATTGGCCCGTGCTAATCGTAAGTTAAAAGACGATACTTCGAGAGAGTTAACAACTCGTTTGAAAAATATGATTCTTTCGGTTGATGGTGAGAATGAACAGAAGGTTATTAATCATTTCGTAGACAACGAATTATTTGCGGTAGACTCAAAGGCTTTCAGAGCGTATATTAATGAAGTTGTTCCTGATGTCGATTTGATGTATGAATTTGTATCTGAAGAGACCGGGGGAAGGAGAGAAATGGTACTCCCTATGGATGTTACCTTTTTTTGGCCTAAATCTTGATTATAGAAAACATTTACATACTCACATTTTTGAACTAATTTACCATGGAAATGGTGGGTTTAATTTTGGTGATGTTTACAATATGCCTGTATGGGCTCGTAAGTTTTACATCACAAAAATTATAGAGTTCAAACAAGAAGAGAAAAAACTACATGATAAAGAATCTGCAAAAATTAAAGCAGCTTCAAGAAGAAAGTAATACCCAACGGAAATGTTGGGTATTTCTATATTTATAGGATATAACATGAGGTAATCAATGGGTACTATCAAAACATCAAAACTTACAGAGCTTCTAAAGTCAAAAGGCCTTAGCGAAAGTTTTATTGGTAAATTTATAGATGCTATAAAGCAAAAGAAAAAAGAAAAAGAATTTGAAAAGTTAAATAACGACCCTCGTTACAAAGAGTTGTTAAAAAAATACAACATAGATCCTGTTGATTATAATTCTACCAAAGACGACCCTTGGTTTAAATAAAAGAGGTATAAGTGGCTTCTGAAGAAAGAAAAGACACACAATCTCGTGTAAATGCGATGAAAGCTGAACAACAAGTTCAGATGAATCTTTCTGCAATTTTAAAAGCAAATCTTGATTTAAGAACAAAAGAGGGTAGGCTTGTTAAAGAAATGACAAGCTCTTTAAGTGAACAAAAAACTTTAGAAGACAAACTGACCGGAATTCTTGAAGAAAAACAAAAAATAATAGAAGAATATTGGGATACTGACCAAGAACTTGCTAAAAGTTTGTTAGAACGTATCGAAAATACTGAAAAACTATTAAAAATAGAAAAAAAGAGAAAAGACAAATCTGAAGAATTGAAAGATTTGGCAGATGGTACAAAAGATAGTTTATTAGAATCGGTTGGACTTTCATCCGAAATGTTTAAAAACGGAATAAAGTTTGGTCTTGGTATGATGGTAGCTAAAAAAGGTGCGGAAATGATAACAACCGCATTTGAGTCTACGGTCGGTCTCGCTAAGGAAATGTACACACATATGGGTACTACTGCAGGTGAAGCTGCACGAGTTGGTGGGGAAGTTACGGCTGCTAGTTTTTCAATGACCGGTCTTATGTATGGTGCTGAAGCAGTAGCTGAAGCCGCAAGGGCTACTGGCGAATATTATGGAAGTACCCATGGGATAACATCTGATATGTTGAAAAACGTAACCGAACTTACTGCAATGATGGGTGATGGTGCTGGTGCTGTTCAGATGAACTCTATTTTACAAGATGCAAGTGGTAATGCTGCCGAATTAACGGCTGACATTAAAACTATAGCTCAAGATGCTGGTGTAGATGCATCTGTTGTATTTAAAGAGATGGGTCAAAACGCAAGTTTAATGGTTGGTAAAACCTCGGAAGAAATTAAACTGCTTGCTAAGAAAACAGCAGAGTTGAAAAAACATGGTCAGTCAATGGATATGTTAAAATCGGTATCTGAAAATGTGCTAGATATTGAAGGTTCGTTACGAGCTGAAATGAAGGCGCGTTTAATGACAGGTAAAGATATAAATTCACAGGCAATCCGAGAAGCTGCTATGATAGCTCAAACTACCGGAGATTATTCCAAATTAAGTGAAGAACTAACAAAACAAGTTGGTTCTGCCGAAGAATTTGGAAAACTCGGACCAATGCAACAAAAAGCGTATGCTGATGCATTTGGTATGACTACTGATGGTATTACTGAAATGTTGACTAAACAACAGCAACATAACGAAGAAGTATCTACATTTGGTGAAACTGGTGCAAAAGCATATAACAAAATAAAAGAAGGTGCTATGGGATTTGGTAGTGCTATGATGTCAGCATTACCCATTTTGGCTCAATCGGTGGGTCTTATGAAAAATCTCGGAGTAGGTACAGATAAACTTGGAGGCCTCTTTAAAAGTAAGAAACCTGCTGCTCCGGAAGTGCCGGGTGGTGGTGAAAAGGGTGGTGGTATGATGAAGGGTATGACTGATGCTATATCCAAGATTGATGCCAAAAAATTACTTGCGGGTGGTGCTGCTCTTGTATTGGTGGCTGCATCCGTATTTGTATTTGCAAAAGCCGTTCAAGAATTCATGAAGGTTGATTGGGGTGCTATCGCTATGGCTGTAGTATCAATGTTAGCACTTGTTGGGGCTCTTGCTCTCGTTGGTGCTATAATGATGAGTGGTGTGGGTGCTGTTGCTATTATAGCAGGTGCTGCTGCTATGTTGATAATCGCAGCCGCTCTATTTGTACTTGGTAAAGCTATTCAAGAAATTGCTGTTGGATTTGGAATGATGGGTGAGTTAACAACTCAACTTACAGCGTTGGTAATGATTGCTCCAGGTCTTATTGCTTTGGCTGGTATATTTGGATTATTAGGATTGTCTTTAATAGGATTATCAATTGGACTTGCGGCAGTAACTTTATTTTTACCAACACTTCTTATATTGGCTGCGGCTCTACCATTAATTACGGGTGCTCTTGGTCTTGGTGGTGGTTCATCGGAAGAGTCATCTTCGGGTGGTGGTAAAAAAGACTCCGACCCGTTACTCGAAGAAATTAGAGGTTTGAGAGCTGATATTCAAGGACAGCCAATTCAGATAGTCATCAACGACAAAGTTGTTACGGAAATGAACAAGAAGAACACGAGAATGCAAGGTTATCGTGACCAGATGAAGTAAGGTAAATAATGGCATTGATAGACTTAAAATCAGACTTATCTAAATTCAGAAAACCCA